TCGCATTTGGCGCAGCGGAACGAATAGGTTGGCATGGCATGTAGACTCAGGCTATAATACGCGCATGAACATCACCATTACCAGAGACGCCTTCGGGTGCATCTACGCTGCCGGCGACGACGAGTTCGAGCAGGCCGACATCAACGTACGCGAGGAGTTCCTCGCCGACTGCCTGTCGGCCATCAACGACAGGCTGGGCGGCATCGAGCGTGAAAGCCTGGGACTCACTGACCACGACGAAGGCCCTCCAGATAGCGATTCACCGACTCGATAGTCTGGTCGTCCACCAGTTCCGAGAAGCCCTTGCCGCGCTTCTCCATCGCCCCGATCACGTTGTTGCGCATCTGCGTGGGCGTGCCGCTGATGCCCTTGGCCTCCAGTTCGCGCAGGATTTGCGCGTAGACCTTGGGCATCGCCACCTCGATGGGGAGGTTCGCGCCGAAGCTGCCGTAATACTTGCCGCCGAAGTCGGTGTCGTAAGACGGATGAGTCCCAGGCTTCAGCGGCGTGCCAGGGACCGTCTCGATGAGCGTGTTGCCGACGTGGCCCTTGTCCACGCCGTGCAGCGCCGGATCGCGCAGCGCGGCCATCATGTCCTCGGCGTTGTAGCCCAGCATCTTCTGCTGGCCCTTCTTCGTCATCTGTTCCGCAATCGCCGTGCGCAGCATGCCGGCTGTAGCCCCGGGGCCCAGGCCCTGCTGAACCTGCAGCGCGAAGTCGGGATCGTTGAAGCCCGCGAATTCGCCGAAGGGACGCCGCAGGCCCTTGGGCGTCTTGACCGGAGCGTTGCGCACCATCTGGTCGAGCAACTTGATGTTCTTCTTGCTAAGGTCCGCGTTGCGCAGCAACTGCGTTATCACCTCGGTCGGCATCGTGGAGAAGTATTCCGCCGTGCCGCCCATGGTCGAGGGCAGCATGAACGTGCGACCGCTGCCCCCGGCCTCGACGTTCTCCAGCATGGCCTGGGCGTTGCGATCCTGTATGCGCTTGGCGATGGCCTTGTTCGATGAGCCCCCGGTCTGCGCAGCGACGTTCGCCGCATCGCAGGCGAAGTCCTGGCCCCCGGTCGTCAGCACGGGGCTGGGCAGCGCCTCGTCCGAGACGTGGGTGATGCTGTAGCCCCGGCTGCTCTGGTCCCACGGCATGGCCGTGATGCTTGCGCCCTTCACGTCCTCGATCTTGCGCGGGGTCTTCTCCACGAAGTCCCCGACCATCTCGCGTTTAAACCTCGAGCCCACGTCGGGGTGCGGCTTCAGCGGCGTGTGCGCGAGGTACGTGGCAATGTCGGCGGGGCCCGGGGCGATGCCGCCCGCCAGGGCCGCGACGGCAGCCTTCCGGCCCGTCGAGGGCATGCCCGTGAAGGCCATCGCCGTGTCGAACACCTGTTCCTTGCGCCCGGGCTTTATCTCGGGCACGTACGAGGCCGTGCGCCCGGCATTGGGGTTGATGCGCACGGGGGCGTCGCCGTAGGACCACGCGTTCACCTCCTCGGGCACCTTGCCGAGGATCAGGTCCCCGACCGGCCCGAGCAGGGGAAGCTCGGCCTTGTTGGCGATGTCGCGGCCCTTGCGCAGCATGTCTGCCGTGAAGCCCCAGCCTGGGCTTCGCGGCGTCGGTCCCACCGTGTCGTACCGGGGTTCGCCGCGCAGAAGGTCGGACATCGTGGGCATGGCATCACCTCCCGTGGGGGGCCTCGTAGTCGTCGGGCAAGTCCCCCTTGCCTGGGCGCAGCGAGTCGCGCAGCCTGTCGCGTGGCTCGGCCTTGTCGGCCTCCACGGGCGGCACCGAACCCTCGGGCTGCTCGGGCTGGTTGGCCGTCTCGGGCAGCAGATCGGGCCGGTTGGCCTTCAGCCACTCGTCGCGCTCCTGCGCAGTCGCGCCACCCGTGTAGAACCGCTGCGGCACCTCGGGCAGGGCGTCCTTGTCTGCGGGCTCGCCCTCCTTGGCATCCTTGGCTTTCTCGGCCTTGTGCGCGGCCTTGACGGCCCTGGCCTCCTTCTCGGCCTCCTCGCGTTCGTACCGCGCCTGGGCCTCCTTCTCGGCCTGCTCTGCTTCCTCGCGTTCCTTCTCTGCCTGGGTCTGCTTGCTCATTTTCGTCTCCGGTGATTACTGCAGGGGTGGCTGCCCCGGCTGGGGCGGCGTCAATGGTGCCACGGACGGAGGTGTCGGCTGCATCGGCATGCCGCCCGGGCCCATGCCTCCGGTCATCATCAGCGCCTCGGCCCCCTTGACGCCCGCGTTCACGGTCTTCTCCAGGGCTGTAGCCTTGGACTGCTCGGCGCTCGCGTTGTTCTTGTTCACCTCGGACTGGATGCGAGGATCGGGCTCCTTGGGCTCGGGAGGCTGGGCTGCGGCCTGGATGGCCTGATCCAGCACCGTCTCGATTTCCTTGCTGACCCTGAAGCCGCCCAGACCCCACTTCATCATCTGCAGCAGCACCGGCACGGCAGCGGGCATCGTCTCCATCATGTTGGCCGTGTCGCTGAGGAACGTGCCCACCGACTGCATGAACTGCGTGCGGCTGTCGCGCTCCTGCGCCCAGTCCACCATCGCCATCGTCTCGGACTCGACCGAGATGCGGTACTGCTTGCTCTCGGCCCCGGACTTCAGGAACTGCACGGCCTGCTGCGCCATCGGGGCGTCCTCACTGAGCATGATGTTGCTGCGCTCGATCAGCGTCTGGGGCTGGAAGTGGTAGCAGAAAATCTGGCTGCGAATGCGCTGGCCGGCAGCGACCCAGGCTCCAATCTGCTGCTGCTTGAACTGCAGCCGGTTGCCGCCGAACTGCGCCTTCAACTGCTGGGCCCCCAGCGTCTCGTCGGGGTTCGTCATGCCGCGCATGATGTCGCCGATGCCCAGCACCTCGTACAGGTTGCCCTTGATCACGTCGCGCTGCATCGTCAGCCGCTCGATGGTGGCCGCGACCACGTCCAGGGGCACGAAGTCCATCTGGCCCTTCAAGCCCCCCTTCTCGGCGAAGGCTGCCCAGTTGTCCACCGGGATCATCTGGTTCTCCAGGCCCTCGATGAAGATTCGGCCTACAGGGGTGCTGGCCTTGTCGTATACGCCCACCACCTTGCACGCGCGAATCAGGTACTTAAGCCGCGTCGTCAGTTCATCGATCTGCTGGTACTGGTCCTGCGCCATGAGGTAGTCCGCACGCGGCATCAGCTTGCTCGTCGTCGCGTTCGCCATCAGCGGCTGCGGGCACGGGAAGAAGCCGCGCAGCTTCAGCGGGTCCTCCTTGTGATCGCAGATGATGTTGTAGCCCAGGACGTGCCAGTAGGCGCACTTCGTGGTCTTGTCCCAGATTTCGAACACGCCCGCCTTCTCCCACGGGTCGTTCTGGGGGCTGATGTTGTCGCCCTTCGTCTTCTGCTTGCTGATCGGGATGTCCTGGCCAATCTTCTGGCCGAAGCGGGCGATAAGCTCCTGCCGGTTCATGAAGACCCGGCGTGCAACCCAGCGGCAGTCCTGCCAGACCCGGCACGGGCTCCACCAGAAGTCCTCCCAGTAGACGTAGTCCGCAGGGGCGTCCTCATGGGTGATGGCCTCGTACTCGATGGCCTCGGCCAGCACGGTGCCCGACTGGGGATCGAGGACGGGGTCGGTCTTGTTCTTGGCCGTCTCCACCTCGTAGCGATACCAGACCTGACCCAGGCCGACGATCAGGTAGTCGCTGACCGACTGCCTTGTAATCTCGGGATACGTGGACTCGTCGTCCTCCTCCACGTCGTTGTTCAGCATGCGCTGCAGGATGTTGCCCGAGGCCCGCGCGATGTCGTCCTTGCTGTCCTTGTACGAGGTGCTGACATCCACGCGCGGGGGCTTGGCGTACAGGCTCGCCTTCAGCACCTCGATGTTCGACCAGAACAGGTTGAACTTGCTGTCGGCGTTGTCGCTGACGGCGTTGTCCCGCTCGTCCTGATACCGCTGCACCAGCTTGCGGGCCACGGTGTGGAACTTCGTCAGTTCCTTCTTCGCAGCCTGAAGCTCCTTCTCCCAGACCTCGGCCAGCCGCCTCGGGTCCTTGCCGGCCTCCTTGGCCTGCGTGTCGGGCAACTGCTTGGTCGGGTCCTTGGGTGTGTCCTGGGGTTGTGGCGCGGCGTTTTCGTCACCAGTAGTTTGGCCGTACGGCATCAGAGTCTCCCGTTGGAGTGGAGGTATGGGTTCACGGCGGCATGCAACTGCTCCAGCGTGAAGCTGCGATGCATGGGCGGCACGATGATCTTCTTCGGCGCGGGCGCGGGCTCCAGCGCCACCAGCCGGGCCGCGCCCTCCATGAACGCGTCTGCGCAGTGGCTGGCCCAGTTGTGCTCGGGCTCGGACGAGAACGTCTTCGTCTCGTCGTCGAACTTGAACGCGTAGGCCCGCATGGCCGTCAGGAACGGTTCGCACACGGGGTCGCTGGAGATGCGCACGCGGCGCAGCATCAGCCGGCCCGCGTTGATGCTGTCGGCCTTCTTGCGCTGCTCGTTTACACGCACCTCACAGCCGGGCCAGGGCGGGTCCGAGAGGAACGTCTCGACGGCGCTGCGCTTGCTCTGGAAGGTCTTGGCCCTGGCGTCGTGCGGCAGCACCAGCACGTCGGCCCTGGGCTGCTTGCGCAGGCGCTCGATCCACTCCTCGGCATCCATGCCGCTGCCGTCGTCGTAATGGAACACCTCGAACCCGCCGTGCAT